ATGAGTGCATTAGCGGAACTGAAAAGAATAGCAGAAGAGTTAGGACTTCCGTCAGGAGCCGTTTCTTTTGAAAAGAAGGCACCGGAAACCTACCTCGTCTTTACACCGCTTTATGATGACTTGTTACTCTATGCCGACAACAGACCGTTAGTGGAGACGGAGGAAGTCCGCATCTCACTATTCAGCAAGGAAAACTATCTTCTTTGGAAAAGACGGTTGACGGACATCTTGCTGGAGCAGGACTTCATCATCACGGAGCGGAGGTTTTTAGAACTTGAAGAAGACACAGGATACTACCATTACAGCCTGGACGTGGCGAAAGAATACGTCAGATAAGGAGGAATGAACTATGGCAACGATAGGCCTGGACAAATTATATTATGCAAAAATTACCGAAGACGCATCCGGTGAGGAAACCTATGCTACGCCCGTACAGCTGGCGAAAGCCATCACGGCGGAACTGTCGGTGGAACTTGCCGAAGCGATCCTTTATGCCGATGACGGTGCATCGGAAATTGTAAAAGAGTTCAAAAGCGGAACGCTGTCGCTCGGTGTAGACGACATCGGCAGTACGGCGGCATCGGATTTAACAGGTGCCGTGATTGATACGAATAATGTGCTGATCTCCTCGTCGGAAGACGGCGGACTGCCTGTCGCTATTGGATTTAGGGCAAAGAAATCAAACGGCAAATACCGTTATTTCTGGCTTTACCGGGTGAAATTCGGAATTCCGGCGACGAACCTTGAAACGAAGGGCGACTCCATCACCTTCTCTACACCAACCATTGAAGGCACGATCATGCGGCGAAACAAGCCGGATGCGGAAGGAAGACATCCTTGGAAGGCGGAAGTGACCGAGGGCGATGCAGGCGTGGCTCAAGAAGTCATCACTGGTTGGTATGACAACGTTTATGAACCAGTCTTTACACCGGTTGCACCATAAGGAGGTTGGCGTATGTATCAAGAATATATGACGAAGATTAAAGTCGGCGAGAAAGAATATGAGCTTCTCTTAACGACCAAAGCGACCAAGGAAATCGCCGGGCGCTATGGCGGTCTTGAAAATCTCGGCGACAAGCTCATGAAAGCGGAGAACTTTGAGATGGCTCTGGGTGAGATCATTTGGCTGATTACACTTCTTGCGAACCAGCCGATCTTAATTCACAACTTAAAACATAAGGATGATAAACAAGAGCTTTTAACCGAAGAGGAAGTGGAGCTTTTGACTTCTCCGATGGATTTGGCGGAATACAAGGACGCCATTACGGACGCACTTTTAAAGGCGACCAAACGGAACATCGAAAGTGAGACTGACTCAAAAAACGCAGTGGCCGGGTAAGTGACGGAGAGTTATTTACCAGGCTTTTATATTTCGGGCTGAGCTGGCTTCACTTGTCGCAGGATGAGGTCTGGCTCATGCCCTTTTCTTTGCTCTTAGACCTAATGGAATGCCATAGACAATATGAAGGAATAGCAAGGCCCAAGCGAGAGTTTTCCATTGATGAGGTGATCCCAAGCGGGATTTAAAAAGTATTCACTGTGCAGGACGGCATCTACCCCGAGGGAAGGTGCTTTTTTCTTGCTCTTTTTCGGGAAGGAGGTGGCATAGATGGCAGATAAATTCGGTTTAAAGATTGGTCTTGAAGGCGAACGGGAGTTTAAAAAAGCCCTCGCCGACATCAATCGCTCGTTTCGAGTCCTCGGCTCGGAGATGAAGCTTGTTGAGTCGCAATTCGGAAAGAACGACCAGTCTTTGGAAGGCTCTGCAGCAAAACAGCGGCTTTTGAATAAAGAGATTGATGCGCAAAAGGACAAAATCAATACCTTAAAAGCCGCACTTGAGAATGCAGCCACCTCCTTCGGAGAAAATGACCGCAGAACCGATAACTGGCGGATAAAACTGAACGAAGCGGAAGCCGCCTTAAACGATATGGAGCGAGAACTCGACGAGTCGGCGGAAAGTGCTGATGAGTTGGGTGATGAACTGCAAGAATCTGGCAAGGCTGCAGAATCTTCCGAAGGTAAGTTCAAAAAGCTCGGTTCGGTATTAAAAGGTGTCGGAGCAGCGATGGGGACAGTCGCTGTAGCCGCCGGAGCTGCGGCTATCAAGCTCGGAAAAGAAGTCGTGAAAGAGTTCGGCGAGCTGGAACAAAACCTCGGCGGATCGGAAGCCGTGTTTGGAAAGTATGCCGCGTCCATTCAAAAGACCGGTGAAGATGCATATAAGAACATGGGCGTTTCGCAAAGTCAGTATCTGGCAACGGCAAACGTCATGGGCGCTCTTTTTCAAGGCTCCGGCATCGAACAGCAAAAGAGCCTGGAATTGACCGAAAAGGCTATGCAAAGAGCGGCCGACATGGCATCCGTCATGGGAATTGACATGCAGATGGCTCTAGACTCCGTAGCAGGAGCGGCCAAGGGCAACTTTACCATGATGGATAACCTCGGTGTGGCGATGAATGCGACCAACATCGAGGCCTACGCACTGGCAAAAGGTCTGGACTTTACCTGGGCTAAAGCGACACAGGCGGAAAAAGCCGAGATGGCCATGCAGATGTTCTTTGAGAACACGGAGCAGTATGCTGGAAACTTTGCCAGGGAATCGACCGAAACAGTAACGGGTGCACTAGGTCTATTGCAGGCATCCGTTCATTCCTTTGTCGGCGGCTTGGGAAACGCCAATGCCGATATGACGAACCTGACGGCAAATGTTGTTGATGCCTTTGGCGCTGTTGTAGAAAACATCGTTCCTGTTTTGGAAAATGTCATCACGGCAATCCCTATTGCTGTGGGCGGCATTATTGAAGCCATCGGCGAGCTTCTGCCGACACTTCTTGAAACAGCAACATCGCTATTTACGCAGGTTTTGGAAACACTCCTGTCTCTTTTGCCTGAGCTGATCCCCTTTGCGGTGGAAGCCCTTATGACGATTGTGACGGCTCTGATTGAAAACCTGCCGCTCTTAGTAGAAGCGGCAACGACGCTGGTCACGGCTCTGGTGGAAGGGATCGGCCTTGCCCTGCCGACTTTGATTCCTGCCGCTGTACAGGCGATTGTGACGATTGTTCAGGGCTTAATCGAGAATCTGCCCTTGCTCCTTGATGCGGCTTTACAGTTGATCATGGGGCTTGCTGAGGGTCTGATTACGGCCATCCCTGTGCTGATAGAAGCCCTCCCTCAGATTATTGAAGCAATTATCAGTTTCCTGTTAGGGGCAATTCCGCAAATTATTGAGACAGGCATTGAGCTTTTGACGGCACTGATCGAGGCCTTGCCTGACATTATTGAGCAGATAGTGACGGCGATTCCGCAGATTATCGATGCCTTGATCACGGCGATACTCGGTTCAATCCCACAGATCATTCAAGCGGGAATTGATCTTTTGGTGGCCCTCATACGGGCACTGCCCCAGATTATTACGACCATTGTCAAAGCGATCCCTCAGATTATAGCTGCCATTGTGAACGCCTTTGCCGGAAATATCGACAAAATCATTATGGCTGGTGTTGAACTCTTTGTTGCTCTCATTAAAAATCTACCGACCATTATTGTTGAGATCGTCAAGGCTGTGCCGCAGATTGTTACAGGGATTGTCCAAGCCTTCGGCTCATTAATGTACAAGATTGTGGAAGTCGGCGGCAACATCGTCAAAGGCCTCTGGCAAGGAATCAAGAGCCTTGCTTCTTGGCTCTGGGATAAGGTGACGGGTTGGATTTCCGGTATCTGGGACGGGATCAAGAACTTCTTCGGCATCTCCTCGCCGTCCAAGGAAATGGCCTGGATTGGTGAGATGCTGGTTAAGGGTCTGGCAGGTTCAATTGAAACATCCGGTGATGAAGCTGTGTCGGCTAGTGAACGGCTTGTCCGTGACATAGGCGATGTGATGAATAGCTTGGGTGAAGGCATGGAAACAGCAATCCCCACAGACTTTCACTTAAATGCCAAAAGTACTGTTCTTCCCGCAGGCGATACAAGCGCTTTCTCTGAACAAAGAATGCCGCTTATACACATTGAGCAGATGTTTGTCAGAAGCGAGGACGATATCCGGAAAGTTTCGCAGGAGCTGTATAACCTCATCGAAGCGGGTTCAAGAGCACAAGGCCGCTTCTCGCCGGCTTAAAGGAAGAGGTGATGATTGTGGGATTTATCTATGACGACGTTTCATCAAAAGATATGGGTGTGAAAGCAAGGCTTACCTCATGGCAGGTATCGGGCACACTTAGGAACTACTCCGCCGCTATTCCCGGAAAATATGGTGTGGCGGACTTTGGAGCAGATATGGATGCAAGGGAGATCCCTGTTTCCTGCTCTATTTTTCCTAAACTGCGTTTTTCAGACTTGGTGGAAACCTTGGACGGGATTGCTCTTTGGCTTTCTCCTGTGAACGGCTTAAAGCAGTTGATATTTGATGATGTGCCGGATCGCTATTTCATGGCCAGATAAAAAGACAAAGTGGACTGTGAACGGATTATCCGGGCTGCAGGCGTGTTTGAACTCTCTTTCTATTGTCCTGATCCCTTTGCATATGCTTTGGAAGATGAGGTCTTTACTATTATGACGACAGGGCAATCCGCAGTAACACGAAGCCTTGGAAACATCGAATCGAGACCTGTTTATTATCTAAAAGGAAGTCTGACGAAGGGTGCGGAAAATTATATCTCCATTTCCGTGGGTGGCATAGAGATGAAGATTGTAAACGCTGAGCTTTCTACAGGAGAGATACTTGCCATCGATACAGAGAAAATGACGGCCTATGTGGAGGATGGAAACGGCTTTGTACTGAGAAACGCCCTGCCTTACTTGCAGGAGCTGAACTTCCCGGAGCTTGCTGTCGGAGAAAACAGCATCCTGATTGAAGCAGTAAACGGGACATTTTCAGAACTTGAAATAAAGGCAAGAAGCCGTTGGAGGTGATGAAGCATGGCTCTTAAAATACATATCCAAACACAGGAGGATTTCACAGGCGAGTTTCCTCTTGAGTTTGCCAAGTCCGGTCTTTGGCGTTTTAACGAAAATGATATCGATGATCAGGGTTATCTTTTAGATTCCTCTGAAAACAATCGCAAAATGGAAGTCATTAATCGGGCCGGTACAACAGCGGGACTTCGAGCGGGGGCTATGGGCAACTATGTGCAGATAAACCTACATGATCCGGGAACGGAAAAGAGCTATCTGAAAGTCTCAAACGACGGCAGCATCTTTCAGAACATAGGCGATACAATTCTGGTTGGTGGTTGGATTAAGCCTACGATCTACTCCATTGGGAACACGTACTGTCCGCTCTTTAACACCCGATCCGGTCCCGGACATCCGATCTTTTATCTTTCCTTCTTTCAGGGAAGACCCCGCATTATGCTCTATAACGAATCGGGATCACTCATCTTGGACAGGACGACTTCTCCCTCTTTTTCTTTCGTGAATGGAGGAGTTTACTTTATCGCTTGTCTCATACGGCCAAACGCCAAGACGGCGCAGTACATCATAGGTGACAGGTCGGACGGCAAGTGCTGGATATCAGCGGTATATTCCTTTACAGGCGAGCTGAACCGCTCCTCAAAAGCCGATATTGTCCTTGGTATGCACGCCGGAAGCTACTGGTATGCAGGCGGTTTTGACGATTGGTTTTTGGATACCGATTCAGAGCTTACGATGGATGATTTGGAAGAACTGTTTCGCTCCTCCTATTTTGCAAACGGCGGAGACAAGGTATCCTCTGTGGATGCCTTGTCTGAACCCGGCAAAGTACTTTTAAAGAAAACGGAAGGTTCATATCCTTTATCAGGGGAACTGTTGACAAAGGCAAAGCCCCTGTCCCTTTCCGGCACGGGCAGGATTGCTATTACGAAGGAATACGAAGCAGGAGTGACAGATATCTCCTTAGTGGAGTATAGGACAAGCTCCGATTTAAATACATGGAGTGCTTGGACAGCTCTTCCAGAAGACGGAAAAATCGAAACCTCAGCTGATTACATCCGCTTTCGCATCACTCTTACGACAACTGACCAGACAAAGACACCTAAGCTTATCGATATCCGGATCTACGATATTCCGAAAGCACCTTATGAAAAGATGGGCTATGCCCGGCCGGTGCTTTTAACAGCTGATGGAGCTTGGGAAGCGGTCTTAGAAAATGCTTACGACATTATTGTTATTAGTGAAGTGAATGGTGAAGATACTCTGCACTTTAAACTGCCTTTTAGGGATCAAAAGCGGAGCTACTTAGAAAACGAGAAGAAGATTCAGATCGTAGACGACATTTATAAAATTCGCACCATCAATGATATCAAGGATTCTACAGGAAATACTGTGACGGAAGTCTATGCCGAAGCGGAGTTTTATGATCTGACATTCAGTGTCCGAAAAGAAGAAAAAAGCTTTGATGCGGAGACGGCGGAAACAGCGATGGCCTATGCCCTTGAGGGTACGGACTGGAGTGTGGGTACGGTGAATGTCAAGACAAAGCGTACTTGGGTTTCTTCAGAGAAAAACGCCCTCTCCATCCTTCGCGCTGTCGCAAGCCTTCACGGTGGAGACCTGGTCTTTGACTGTCCCAACAGGCTCGTTCATCTCTACACGGTGAGCGGCAGGGACAGCGGTGCGCTCTTTGCCTATAAGAAGAACATGAAGAGCATTGAACGGGTGGTCGATACGAGAAATCTAATAACGCGCCTATATGCGATAGGAGCAGATGGCATGACTTTCTCCGACATCAACAATGGAAAGCCTTATTTGGAGGATTTTTCCTACTCGAATGATGTACGCATCTCCACACTTGACTGTTCTTCCTTTACTAATCCCTACCAGATGAAAGAATTCACTGCGATGCGGCTTAGTCAGTATGCCAAACCGAAAATCTCTTATGTCCTCCATGCGATGGACTTATCTGTCCTTACGGGCTTTTCACATGAAGCCTGGTCACTGGGAGACTATGTGCTTGTGGAAGACAAGGAGCTGGGGATTTCTGTTACGACAAGGATTGTGAGGAGAGAATATAACCTGCAGGAACCTTGGGATACGGTGTTGGAGCTTTCTACGACTTTGAAAAATCTCGGTTCCTCCGTTGAAAGGCTGGAAACCATAGCGGACACCTTGGAAGGAGCAGGTGCTTTCGGAGGAGGAAACATCAGTGACATGGTGCCTTTTAACCATCTCAAAAACTCGAGAGCGGACGACGGCATGGCGTATTGGTTGAACTCCGGATTTGAAGCAGTGGCAGAGACAGGCGGTACGGGTACTGCTGCTTTCAAGGCAGAAGGTGCAGCAGGCCTTACTAAATCAATGGCGCAGACCGTCTATCCGTCAAACAGGCAAAGCTACACGCTTTCTCTTGCCATCGCTTCGGAAAATCTGGAAAAACTCTCGGATAATTCCCAGGTCGGTGTGGAAGTGGAAATAGAGTATGAGGACGGGACTGTCGAGACACGATTTATTGACCTTTACTAAGGAGGGATGCAGAGATGGCGTATTTTAGAAAAGTGAAAGATACTGTTGCGCCTAAAGGCTACATGTCACGGCTGAAATCCATCACGGTGCGCATCTTTATCTCCGACTGCACCGGGAGGATATTAGTGACGGACATTCTCCTGCAAGGTGGATCTGCCGCTACAGGCTGGGTGCCGCATCCTTCTGAGATTCGTTATTCTCTGGACGGGTGATGCTATGAAGAAGTTTTATAGGCTTTCTGAGACCATCAATAAAAAAGAAGATGAGCGGGTTGTTTCGGTGACGATAAAGCCGCTTTTAACAGATATGTCAGGCACCGTTTGGATCACAGACCTCATGCTGCAGGAGGGCGATCGGGTGACGGGCTTTCATCCGCATACGGAAACCATGCTTCAAAAAGAAAGTGAAGGCGGCGTAATCAAGGAGCCTGTCTGGTATAACGGCATCGTCCGAGGACAGGAAACCCTGATTCTTTTTAATCTAGGAAAGACCTCAACAGGTCTTGATCTGAAGCTTTATCCAAAATCGGATATGGAAGGCATAACCATTTCGCAAGCGGCAGGCGGACAAAGAGCCTATTTCCCGGATGCCCTTCAAAAGGATGACGAGCTAAGTTTCTCCGCATCGGAGAGAAGCACAACAAAAAATGGACAGCCCTTTCAAAAAGAAGGCTTTTATTCTTACAGTGCGGCTTGGGACTCCAAGCACAATGTAGAACTCCCTCAAGGGAAATCTGCCAGAGTGTTGTTTGCCTTGCAGGAAATGGATGAAGGGGGTGAGCTGTTTTGATTAACCCATTGAAAAATAAAGAGATCATGGTCTGGACCTTTATGGGAAATGCCAGGATGTATGAAGCTTTAAGCAAATATGGAGACCGCATCAGTCAGATCGGTCTTTTTTCTTTTAAGGTAAGGGCGACTGGCGAAATCTACGAATCAGGAGTCTCCATCTCGAACATGATGCCTTATATTCAGCAGTGGCCGCATATCCGCTGGCTTTTAACGGTGGCAAATGACGGCTACAATCCTATCTTTAAAGCAATACGGGAGAATACAAACGGCGCACAGGATATGTTCTTATCCGAACTTATCCGCATCATGCAAAAATACCCCTGGTGCGATGGAGTGGATATTGACCTTGAAGGTGGTGGAGATTATTCCACAGCGGCGAAGTCCACAGCAATGTTTCAGAATATCCATCATGCCGTGAAAAGTTATGATGCAAGAAAACGCATCAACATCTGCCTTCCCGGCATGACCAGCGTGAACGGCTCGGTCGGCGGAGAGAACTGGTGCGTTTATGCTGACCTTGCTCCTTACTGCGATACGGCATCCATTATGAGTTACGGCATGGCTTGGGCGGGTTCTGCTCCGGGGCCGGTGTCTCCAAGGGATTGGCTGGAAGGTATCTACGACTATGCCCTATCCGTGATGCCGGCGTCAAAGATTTACTTCGGTATGCCGGCTTACGGCTGGAACTGGCAGATTTACGACACGCCGGAGAACCTGGGAGATTATTACCGGGGCGTGTCGCATACCTATTACGGAGCAAAGAACTGGATGACGGGCTACTATCAGTTCAAAGAAACAGCACCTGCATCTCCTCAGATTCCTATCATCGCTTATTGGGATGATTACGATAAAGTGCCCTGGGCTTTACCGCATGTTTACGATTATATGGAAGGGCGCGATGCCATTAGCTACGAGTACCCGCAGATGGGGGAAGTTTACAATCGGAGGCGATACCTCACTTCCTATGGTAAAACTCAAAAGACGAAATTTGGAGATGTGATAGTTGACAGAATCGCAAGACCAGACAGTTATTCGGGCATTGTCACTATTTCGGATAATTTGATCACACTCGGCGAAGGTGGGAGTGCTACCTATAATTTCACGGTGGAGGAAACGGGTGTTTACGATATCGGCGTAAGGTTAGGTTTTCCTTCTTGGGATAAAAACGGTCTCTATCTCTCGTTAAATGGAAATCAGAAACATTTTCAAGAAGACCGACTATGGTGGCCCTATTGGAGATCTACATTCTGGAAGAAGGCATGGAGTAAAGTGGCGCTTGAAGCAGGAGAACATAGCCTGACTGCTTCTGTTGCTACACCAGGCGTGCAAGTGTATGGCTTCAAGGTGTGTAGTGACTTTACAGAAAGCACCGCTTGCGGGGAGGCAAATTACTCCCTTTCGCCGAGGAAATTTAAAGATATAAACGGGGTGATGACAGGGCCAAGAGAAGGTTTTAATTTAACCTTTGAGATGCTACGTAGAAAAGCAGATTCTGCTCTCATATGGTATGAAGATTTTAGAGATAACCCACCCATCCCTAAAAGTTATTGGACAGTGCTTGAAGGTGGCTGGAATGTTTGGCAGGACGAAGATTCAAGTGCATTAAGGCCCTATTCACAGCTTGAAGGTAATGGGCGTCTCGCATTAAATTATGGAAACTTCAATGACTTACACCTTCGTGCGCAGATGATTTTCCCTGAAAATTTTATGGGAAGGGCAGGCATCTTTTTAGGTGAGCTTTTCTGTTGTTTCAACTACATGTCTCAAGCACTGGAGTTATACAAGGGCAGCGAGCTTAAAGGATCTTACGCTGTATCAATCGAAAAAACTCCAAAAGCAAAGATCCGTGACTCTCCATTGGTATATACGCTTGAGATGCGAAAGCGAGGTAACCTTGTCCGAGTCTATTCAGGTGCATCACAGACACTTCGCTTCACGGCAACAGCTACCAGTACGGGAGGGTTTGCTGGTATACAAGCCGATAACAAAGTGCACTGTCAGCTCTTTCGAGTAGGTGATGCTTATACATATGAACCCTATGAACGGTTTGATGTCCTGATGCCAGACGGAAGATCCTCAAGTTTTGGACGAATTCCGAGAACAGGAGTCACTTGGGATGATGAATTTCAAGTCTTTACAGTGATTTCTGATATTGATGAACACGAAACTCGAGCTGAGGAGATCTCACTTGATTATGAGTTCTTTCATTCCGAGCTTCTACACCTGACCTGTGGAAACGACTATCAAGTAAAAATCATACCCCGTGACATTAACATTTGGATTTCTAGGCTTTTTCTCGGCGATTCGGATGGCTTTTCCATTCTCTACTACCAGGACGTGGATAGCCTTGTCTTTTGGGCAAACGAAGCGGCTTATCGGTGGAAGCTTCGAGGTGTCTGCATGTGGTCGCTGGGGCAAGAGGATCTAAGGCTCTGGGATTGGCTGCCTAAACAAATATAAATAACAACATCAACACTAGTAAGAAAGTGTCTGCCTGGGTGCAGACATTTTTTATTTGAAAGGAGAATTTCAATATGAAACATATCTGGTCTGTCGTCCAAGCGGTATTCACTGCTTTAGGGGGGACACTTGGCTGGTTTCTAGGGGGGATGGATGGCTTTCTCTATGCTCTCATTGCTTTCGTCGTGACGGACTACATCACGGGCGTACTTTGCGCCGCTGGTGAAAAAAAGCTTTCAAGTGCAGTTGGGTTTAAAGGTATCGCAAGAAAAGTTCTGATCTTTACGTTAGTGGGCATTGGGAACATTCTCGACAATGAAATTTTGAAAAACGGTAGTGCATTCAGAACAGCCGTCATCTTTTTCTATCTCTCAAACGAAGGTCTGTCCATTTTAGAAAATGCTGCATGTCTGGGGCTTCCCGTACCTAAAGCGTTGGAAAGCATGCTCAAAAAAATAAAAGGGGAGGAAGAAGATGAATTTGAATAAGCTTATTTTTACTGAAAATGCCTGTTATAAGGCCGGCAAGAAAATCAAAGTGCAAGGTATTATGGTGCACTCGACCGGGGCAAATAATCCGAATTTAAAGCGCTATGTCGGTCCTGACGATGGGAAACTTGGAAAAAACATCTATAACAATCACTGGAATCAAACAATGGATCGGAACGTTTGTGTTCACGGCTTTATTGGAAAGCTCAATGACGGTTCTATTGCTACTTACCAAACGTTACCCTGGGACCATCGTGGCTGGCATGCCGGAGGTGCAGCCAACGATACGCACACGAGTTTTGAAATTTGCGAGGATGACTTGACTAATGAGAGTTATTTCAAGGCCGTCTATAAAGAGGCGATCGAACTCTGTACCCATCTTTGCGATCTCTATGATTTAGACCCAACAAAAAACGGTGTTATTATCGGACATTATGAGGGGCATCAAAGAGGATTAGCATCCAACCATGGAGATCCAAGACACTGGTTTTCACGCTTTGGAAAGAGCATGGATAATTTCAGGGAGGACGTTAAGTACCTCCTAATAAAAGGTGGCGAAGATGAAAACCCGAAAATTGACGAACCTCCTAAAAAGCTCGCCCAGGGTTACTATCGGGAGAGAAAGTCTTGGGAAGATAATAAAAGTCAACTTGGAGCTTATAAGATCCTTGCTAACGCAAAGAGAAAAGCAGATGAGAATCAAGGCTACTTCGTCTTTAATGAAGATGGGACAAAGATTTACCCAAAAGAGGAAGTTACATCGATCGCAGGCCAACACATACATATTGTAAAAAGTGGTGATAGCTTATGGAAGATTGCGAGGGAATACCTCGGTGATGGAAGCCGGTACCCTGAAATTAAGCTATTAAACGCTTTGACCTCGAATACAATCTACGCTGGACAGAAATTGAAGATTCCTGTTTCTGCATTTTTCAAAGTGGGGGATAAGGTGACTGTTTCAGCCTCTTGTTATTCGACGGGAGAAACCATCCCCAAGTGGGTGAAAGAAAGGACACACATCATCTCGCAAGTAGAAAAAACCAAGGTTCTCCTAGGATGGCCGGACGGCATTTGTTCATGGGTTCCTTTAGACGGTGTTAAGAAAATTTGA